CTTCCGCCCGCCGCAGTTCATGGCTTCGCGGTACTTCGCCTGATGCTCGATGCAGAGCACCTTTCGCGTCTCGCCGATGACGCAAGCGAGGTCGCCCTTGCGCGTGCATCCGGTTTGCTGACACGTCATACAAGGCTCCAGATGCGCACTTCGACGCGCGGTTCTTCGTGGATCATCGCGTAGTGCTTGCCGACCGTCAGCAGCGCGATCTGCTTGTCGTCGAGAATGATGCCCGCTTTCTCGACGGCATCAAGCACCGACTTCGCAATGTTGTCGGCATCGGGCTTGTTTGCGTGAGGCAGTCTCCACGTCGGGTACTTGTAACCGATCTTGTTTTTTGCCAGCAACGCGGCAGTCCGAGGGAACACCGCCACAATCTCGCAGCCGAGAGGCCCCAACATTGCAGGTTTCCCGGCCATGTAAAACCGCAGCTCGTCGGCTGCAAAGTGCTCCCAGTTCGCGGTCTGAGTCGGCGTGTAGACGCGAGCGCGACCGCCCTGGACAGTCGCCCGAGGCCTGCCCTTGCCGAGCGGGGCCTGATGGATGATGGCGAGAAACTCATCCATCGTTCACCTCGTCAGAGCCAAAGGCGCGAAGGCGAGCAAGCTCGGCCCTGTCCTTCTTTGTGGCGCCGTATGCCGTCGCCAGCGCCGACAGGTGAGCAGGCCCAGGCTCTTTCTCGCCCGCCTCCCAAGCATAGACAGCGCTCGGAGAGCAGTCGAGGATGGCGCAGACGTCGGCGACTCGGAGCCGTTGGCGCTCGCGTAGTGACCGCAGGAGAGTTGAAAGCAGCATGATGTACCTCTACCAGTCGTCTATACTGCGACGTCGCGCCGGTCTACACGCGGTAGGAAACTTTCAACTATTTGCGGGAAAGTGTCCACAAAGGGTAGACGACTGTACCCGGCCTGACTAAAGGAGTCGTGTCGGGAATGACCCCGGCAACATCGCAGCAAAGAGACTCACATGATGCAAGCACCTATCGAAATCCTTGTCGCCCTCGCTCGGCTCCATGCCGCAGCGCACGACCTCCGCACCGCACTGGAGACAGAGCGGGACAACGCCCAGACCGACTACAACCGCCTCGCAGCCCTGCCCGGTGGCCTCGGCAACGACCATACCGCGATGCTGCTCCAGCTCGCCGACGAGCGCGGATACCTCGCACGCCGAGCCCTGCGCAACGCCTTCGGCGGATTCGCTGGTCAGGTCGTGACACCGCAGCCGCAAGACCTCGGCTACGAAACCGTGACGGTAATCGCATGACTCGCGATGATGTCGGCCTTGTCGCCGCAGTCGTGCTGGTCGGTGGCGTGATCCTTGTTGCGATCTCTGTGCTCGCCGGCTGTTCTGCTTCTCTCCCCTATGGCCGTCCCGGCCTTGCTCTCAAAACCTACATCGAGGCGCACGCCAATGACTAACGAACAACGCACTATATTACTCGACTACATCAAGAACATCATGATGAAACTTGACGAGCGCCATACTTCCGAAATGGAAGAGCTGATAAGCAGGCACCAAGCCGAACGGCGCGAAAAAGAAAACGAAATGATGCGGTATTCGGCTGGCTTGAACTGCGAGACGCAGCCGGCGCTCTTTGTTGTTCCCGTTGTTGCCGTCGAACAAGTAGACAACAGGCCGTTTCCCGACGAGCAGCACCTGTACGTCGGTAGCCGAATCAATGCTTTGCGAGGTCAAGGCGAGCGGCCTCGACGCTGGCGCGGCGATGTCGTGGAATACTTCTACCCCAGAGGAGGCAAGCTCAAACATTCAGGAACGGCCATCGGCACGGTTGAACGCAAAGATGGATGTTTTGTCGGCTCATGGCTGACCGTTCAAGAAGCAAAATCACTCTACAGAGGCGAAAAGTAATGAACACCGAGACACCTACCCCCGAACTAAACGCAGCACTCTGCAAAGCACAGAGCGAGATGGGGCCTGCCCGTAAGGGCAAGGTAAACCCAGCGTTCCGCAGCAACTACGCCGACCTCGCATCGGTCATCGAGGCCGTGCAGCCGCTGCACGACAACGGGCTTGCCTATTCGCAGCTTGTCGCCGTCGATGGCGACATTGTAGGCGTGCGTACCGTGCTGCGCCACGCCAGCGGTCAGACCATCGATTGTGGCTCGGTGACGGCCCGCGCAAAGGACGCAAGCGCCCAGGCGATCGGGTCTGCCCTGACCTACCTACGTCGCTACTCGCTGATGACGGCTTGCGGCATCGCCAGCGCAGACGATGACGGTCAGAGCGCAGGCAGGTCCAGCGCACCACCACCGCCGCGCAGCTCGCCCATAGTGCCGCCGCCTGCCCCGATGACGACGCCGCTTGTGGGGTGGTCAGACGACGAGGCTAAGCTCGTCTACGATGCCCTTGCCGCCCTTGGCTACACGCTTGCCGAGGTCAACGCTTTGTGCCTGTCCATCAATCGCCCGCTCGTCAGCGATATGACCTCTGAGCAGCGGTCTAAACTGCTTCTATGGCTCTGCACCGACGACGGCGCAAAGGCCCTCAAACTCGCCAACCCAAGCAAGGAATAACATGGCTTTCAATCCCGCAGACTACGAACGAGACAGCAAGCCCGAGCGCCGAGTAGTCGCGCCCGGAAAGCACAAGGTCACGATCCAGACCGTCGCCTACGACGCCAGCAAGGGTACGATCGAAGTGACCTACGAGACGAGCGACCGCGCCACGATTCGGGGCTGGTATCCAGTCGAGGGGCCTCGGGGCTGGATTACTGCCGGCCTGCTCAAAGCCGTCGGATGGCCTCACGCGATCGAAGAGTCCAGTCAGCGCAGCCGCGACGAGGCGCTACTCGGTCAGGAGCTAGAGATCGTGGTCGTGGTCGAAGAATGGCAAGGCAAGCAACGCAGCAAGGTCAAGTATACGAATCGACTGCCTACCACCGTCAATCGGTCGGCATCTGACCAGCCGGCGCCCGACGACGACATCCCGTTCTAACCAGCCCAGACAATCGGCCCGTACCCTGCAAAGGGACGGGCCTTAGCCCGTAGGCGCTCAAGCCTGTGGAGAAACAACGATGACCCCTGACCAACTCAAAACTGTACTCGACGCTCACGCGCTGTGGCTCGCCAACCCTTCCACGGGACAGCGCGCGTACCTGTACCGCGCGAACCTGAACGGCGCGAACCTGAACGGCGCGAACCTGACCGGCGCGAACCTGACCGTCGCGAACCTGACCGTCGCGGACCTGAACGGCGCGGACCTGAACGGCGCGTACCTGAACGGCGCGAACCTGACCGGCGCAAACCTGACCGGCGCGTACCTGACCCGCGCGTACCTGAACGGCGCGAACCTGACCGGCGCGAACCTGACCGGCGCGAACCTGACCGGCGCGAACCTGACCGGCGCGGACCTGACCGACGCGTACCTGTACCGCGCGTACCTGACCGACGCGTACCTGTACCGCGCGAACCTGACAGGCGCGAACCTGACCGGCGCGGACCTGACCGTCGCGGACCTGACCGGCGCGGACCTGACCGGCGCGATTATCGTACCCGGCTGGCATTTGGTGCGCGCATGACCGGATATGAACTGTACGCCCAAGCCGCGCACCTCATCAGCACCATCGAAAGTCTGGAGGGTGCAGACCCCGACATCCTTGACCCGCAGCTCGCAGCGTGGTTCGACTCGACCGACGACAAGATCGCAGCCTACCACGCTGTCATCAAGCGTCTGGAAACGGAAGAGGCGCATCTGAAGGCCGAGGCCGATGCCATTGCCGCAGCGCGCAAGCGTCAGGCTAAGCAAGCCGAGCGCGTCAAGGATCTAGCAACGCTGCTCCTGACCAGCATGGAAGCCCTCGGCAACGAGCCCAAGGTCAAGCGCCCGACCTTCTCGGCGTGGTTGCAGACTACCGAGAGCATCAGCGTACCCGACGACGCTACTCGCTTGCCGCTTGCTTACCAGCGCATCAAGGTCGAGGCCGACAAGGCCGGAATCAAAGCTGCGATCAAGTCGGGCGATGATGTGCTCGGCTGTTCGGTTGTCGAGACTCGTTCGGTACGGTGGCGCTGATGTCTGCCTACCGCCCACGACTGCCCGAGATCGTAGCGATGCTCGATGCGATGCCCGCTGACGTCGAGACGTTGACGCAAGTATCGGGCCGGCCTGCCGCATGGGTGCAGCGGATGCTCTCGCGCATGGTTTGCGAGCGCATCATCCAGCAGCGCCACGACGTCTACAGCAAGCTTGCCGAGGTTGAGCCGTCCTACACGCTGCAAATACTTGACGCGATGCGCGCAGGGCCGCTGACGCGCAAAGCTATTGAGGCCCTCGGCGTGAACCCAAAGTCACTAAGCGCCATGCTGATAACGTTGGAGCGCCGCGGGCTTATCGAGTGTGACTCGACTGTGAGGCCGTTGCGGTATCGACTGCCGAGCCGCGAGCACTCGTCAGGACTGGAGGCGCTCGCCGCTTACGAGGCTGCGCGCTACGCCTTGTAGGGCTGGTACGACTTTCCGTCGAAAGTCAGGGCCTGCATACACGCCGAGCCGAGCCGCCATGGAGTCCCCAACGAAAGGTGAATCCATGTAGGTTCGCCGGCCGTATGCCCCTCGAGGATGGCCTGACCGTAGTGCAGGTTGCTCTCGGTCACGATCCAGCGCATGACCGTTTCAAGCGTAGCGCCGGGACAGTGAAAGTCCGCGGCCTCGCCGCGCATGTGCTGGCTCGTCTTGCTGCCGCCGATTGCAGCGTTGACCGCAGGGCCTCGGTATCCGCTGTGAATCGAGACAGGCCCGAACTTCGCGCGCACGGGTTCAAGCAACGTCGTGCAGAGCGCCCCCAGCGCCTTGACCTCGGCATCGGTCGGGACGTTGACAAGGCCCGAGCTGGTACGAGTCAGCTCGGCGAGAGTGAAGTGCGGCGAGAGGTTCATCGTTCGTTTCCTTGCACGGCTTTGGTGCCGAAAAAGTAGCTGAACACCATAAGGCAGATGTCTTTTGCAAACCCAACGATCTCAGCGCGCTCGCCGTCGTGGAGCAGCAAGACATCAGGCCCTGCTATCAATAGGTCGCAGACGTAGATGCCCATCAGGATGGCGACCATCGAAGTCGAAAAGTAGGTGAGCGCGTCAATCGTTGTCCGCGATTGCGCAAAGATGCGAGCGACCAGAATCTGGATGCCGACAATAATGGCGAGCCCCGAGGCGATCGCCACAAACGTGCCCGCTGCCGAGCCATAAAGCGAGATGTACTCAGCCCCGAACATTACCGCGTGCCGACCATCGTCAGCAGGGCCTGCGCGAGACGAAAGGCATCCTGAGCGATGGCCTTGCCTTCCTCGGCAGTCACCTTGCGACCGCCTGGACTACGAGGCCCAACAGCCTGAGCGATGTCGTGGATTAGCGCGATGATCGCAGGCGTCAGGTGCATCACTCACCTACCGGCGCGTGCTCGGCATCGGCAGGGTTAGGGACGTAGGGCGCAGGCTCGGCATCGGCTGGTGTTGCGGGGTCGACCACTACCGAGACGGTCGATGCGTCAGGAGACGTCTCGACAGACACGCCCGGCGCAAGCAGCTTGACGCCGACACCCGAGGCCGCGAGCACGACAATCGCCGCGGTGACCGCAATGCCGCGCAGCTCCCAGCGCAGGCCGGTGAGCTGACGCTCAAACGCTGCCGTGAGCTGCGCCCGCTCTGCACTCGCGAGCTTGCTTTGCGCTTCCAACATCAGAAACAGGCGGTCGATAGTCGAGTCAGGCATGGGGTAAGCTCCGGTAGACGCACGCTAACACATATCAAATATGTGCTGCTTTTCGTGTGTTACTTCTTCTTCTTTCCGATGTTCTCGACCTTGGAATAGGCAATAGCTATCGCCTGTTTTTGCGGGTGACCCTTTGCAATCTCTTTCTTGATGATCGCGCTGATGACTTTCTGATCGGCCTTTGCCATGTTCGCCCCTATTGTGAGATTACAGCGTCAAAAGTGACGGCATCGAGAGTAACGAGGAAGATGCGCCCGGCCATCCGCTCGGGACGAATCTGCTCTGCAGTCAGAAGCCCAGCGCCGACGATCGCAGCGCCGATTGGCTCGGCGACCTCGACGTAAGCGACGACCCAGCCATCACTTTGCATCCCGCGCACCCACTCGATAGCGGACATCATGCGACCGCCGGAAGCATCAAACCGTGCGCAGCCGCCGAGGTATCGACGCTGACGTAGTGATACAGGTCGGTACTGCCCGAGCGCAGGTATCGGCCCGACTGGACAGAGCCCGCACGGTACAGGCCTCGCAGCGTGCCGAGGCGCGTGCCGGCGTTTTGACCGCTTGCCGTGTTGCGCCCGACGTCCATGATGTCGCCGATGTATGCGCCCGATAAATCCTGCGTCTCGGCGATCGCCCCGCCGCCTGCCGTGTAGGCCGTGCGCGTGCCGCAAGCGTACATCGTTGCAGAGTTCGGCTGAAACACGCCCGCATGTGTTGCGCTTGCCGTCGTAGAATGGCTAAAGTAGACGTTATTTGTCGTGAGCCACGATGTCGAAACGCCGCCCGCGCTACCCGGTGTGACCATTCCGTAGAGCCGGCCGTCTGTCTCACACGCAAGCGATGTGTCATTCGTGTAGGGCTGGAGGATACCGCCGGCATAGACCCAGCTTTGAATCGTCGCCGTCTGGATGACCTGCACGAAGATCGTCTCCTGCGACACAAAGCAACGCACGATCGTTGCGACTGCGTTGCTACCCGTCGAGCCCGCTCTCCAGTACCCCGAGAACTGCCCCGAGGTCATCGGAAGTGCAGCGTCCCATGAGTTGTACGCGCCGCCGTTTTTGTTGACGCCGACGAGGGGGACACTTGCGGCCGTGATGTCAGGTGTCAGCGTGGTCGGAGTACCCGGCAAAGTGCGGCCGGCGAAGATGACGACCGGCGAGATCAAGCCCAGCGCGGCCGGTGCCTCGCAGGTGATGGCGTTCGTTACTGACGCGACCTGTCGGCGCGTAAACGTCCACGCATGTGAAGCCGGCTTAGCCGTGCCTCGGTAGTCATTCGCAGCCGAGAGCGCGCTGTAGATCGCATCCAAGAAGTCTTGGATCGTCGTGCCGGCTGGCGATGTGTCAGCGCAGCGGATGAAGGTCAGAGCAGGTACGGGGAACGCCATCAGGGGCCGCCTATGGTGCCGGCGGATTGAACAATCGCGGCCGGGTTGCTGGTATGGTTGATAACGAAGGCGATGTCAGGTATCCGGGTCTGCGCCATGTAGACCGTGACCGCTATCCACGCGAGGCCTGCGCCAGAGTTGCCGAGCACATAGCCGGTCGGAGGCGCGCCCAGGGCGAGGATGCTGCGCCCCGTAGTCGTCGAGGTCGTGACCGCAAGCGTCGTCGCGCCGGTGGCGTAGAGCATATCGCCGGCCGTGTACGAGCTTAGCCCCGTACCGCCCTTGCCGACTGCGATCGTGCTGCCTGACCATGTGCCCGTCGTGACGGTGCCGAGCGTGACAATCGAGCTGGAGCCCGAGTACGTCCCTGCGACGACTGCCGCAAGCGTCGTCGAGTACCCCTGCAGCCCGCCTACGCTGTCGATCGCGTAGTACGTCGCAGCTCCTGACCCGTTGAATCCGGCAACGCGCGAAGCCGTTCCGGTATGTGCGCTTGCAGTCCATACCAGATTCGACAGCGTGGCATGGTCGCTGCTACCGCCGCTGCCACCGCTTGCCGCGATGGTCACAGCCGCGCGATTCGTCGAGCTAACCGTCGTCGAGAGCGTGATGTTCGTCCCCGCGAGGAGCTGCACATCGGCGTAAGTCGAACTGTCGCCGCCGGTCGGCGTCGGCACCAGCACGCGAACAATACGAGCATTGCGTAGGTCAGCCATGTGTCAGCCTATCGCCTTTGCGTCACGCTGGGGATCTTCGATCATCAGGAGCTGCACCGCGTCGGTTCCTGACCCGTCGATCTGAAGCTCGGCCACGATGGCAAGCTGGTCAGTAATGGACACCTTTGCATCGGTGAGTTGCACGATCTGCCCCTTGTAGAGCTTGTACGAGGCTGGCACAACGTAGCCGACCGACCGACGAGGGAACGCATAGGCCCGAGCCATCCATGCGAGGATCGCACCGGCCGTCGCGTCGTCGTAAACGCAAACCGTGTCGATCGTCTTTTCCACGACACCGTACCGGGCTTGCGAGGCAAGGCAGTACGCATCTTGATCGCCGAGCGTCGTCGTGCCGTCAGAGGTCGTCGTGTCGTTGCCGCGTGTTGCGACCTCGCAATACTGACCCGTCCTGACCGAGTATGCGTAATTCAGCGTCCACCGGTTGACGATCGAGCCGCTGTCGGTCGTGATCGGAGTCGCCCGTTCGATGAGCGCATCGGCCTCGGCGTCGAGCACCGCAGTCGCATCTTGGGGAGTCGCGTCGTAGCGCCACACGATGAGGCTGGCACCGTCGCCCGAACGGTCAACGCTGACGGGCAGAAGCGGCAGTATCTGGGCCTGTAGCCAGTCGAGAGGCTTGACCCGTGCCGATACCACGCAATCGAATCGGAAGGCCGACAGAAGCCCCGCAGCCGCCTTGATTCGGCCGTAGTCGACCTCCATGCCGGCAAGCTGAAGCATATCGAGGATGACATCGCCGGCTTTCGGCGACAGCCCGCCTCGGGTCGGATCTTCGCTGTCGTACCACGTTGCATAGGTCGGGACGGGCGCGTCGGCGCTGGGGTGGAAACCGCCGCCATAGTAGTAATCGCCGAGGCCGTACACATCGTTTCCGAGGCTGTCGGTCGTTCGTACCAATATGTTGCCGCCAACAATCGTATAAGTATCAATCGGTGGATCGTAGAAGTAGTCCACGATTGTAACGGTCTGCCCGCGCGAATCTTGCACGATTGCCGTCGCAAAGTTTTGCGCGCTTAGCTCCTCGTCCGTTGTCAGCTTGATGTGCTTGATGTTGCAGCTATGACCGGCGATGACCGCGCGAAGAAGATGCCCCGCGCTGTATCGGTACGATACCCAGACGAGCTGCGTACCTGCTACCCACGATGCCATCGAGGTTGAGACAGCGCCCGGGTTTCCGTAAACGCGCGGGTACGGAACGCCCAGGTCGTCGGTCGAGAGCGACAGCACGGAGTCAGGCCATGTCCAGCCGTCTACCTGCTCTGTGCCATTCGGGACGGTGACCGCCGAGGTCTTAGCCGCATCCTCGACGCTGAAGGCTACAGGCTCGGCAGGCTCACCCCATTCTGGATCGCTGACGATGCCACGCGCGAGGATGATGCGCTCGGCGTAGTCGGTGCCTTCCGTCCAGATGGCGACCTCGACGGGGCTGCGCGCGAGCTGATGCCCTTGTGCGTGCAGGGCAGCAACGCCGACGGGAAAGACGGCCTGCACGGGTACAGACAGAGCGCCCGCTGACGACTGCAGGAACTCCATAGCCGTGCTGACCGTCATCTCACCGATGCCGGGGTAGAAGCTGTACGTCACGCCTTCGGCCGCGTCGATGATGTCGATGTCGCGCGTCGAGAGCCGAATCACGGTGCCCGCATAGGTGACCGATACAATCAAGTATGCGTTGCTCATAGCTGCTCGTCGATTCGCATCGTACCGACGCGCACCAGCTCGCCTGACCCGCCGCCGGTATGCTCATCGCCGACGACCGTATCCATCTGGATCGTGTCCGTCTCGATGGTGCCGTAGAGCATCAGGTCGTAGGCCTTGATCATCGACACCGCAGCCGAGCCGGGTACAACCAGCTTCGGCAGGTAGACGACCGGCGATACATCATTCTGCATCACCAGCCCGAGCACATCGGTTGCGATCGCCGCAGGCCCGCCCATCGGCGTTCCGCTCGTATAAGGCTCGATGTAGTCGGGCGCTGTGTCATGTGTATTGGATGTGTCGATACCATCCGTCCAAGCAATCTGCGCGTATCGCCGTGGCTTGCCCTGCTTGCGCTTTCGTCTCGACCCGTTGCCCGCCTGTACCGTGTCGATGTTCGTCTCGATGCCCATCTGCCGCGCAAAGTCGTAGTTGCCGAGCCATGTAATCGGCCCGATGACGGCAGCGCCCAGCGTGAAGTACCCTTCTGGCGTGCTCTGCGCGCCGATGCGCAGGGCGATGCGGCTGTAGGCAGTCAAGTTGCGGATCACGAGACATCCGCGGGGGCTGGTAATCGACGCCGACGAGCCGGCCGCGGTATCGGCTACGTTGAACGTATCGAGCACGATTGTCGGTCGAGTCGTCGAGAGCAACGCCGAGCCGAGCCAGCGCCCGCCGGTATTCGTGCGGATATACCTCGGGGTAGCGCCTCCACCGCCGCGCCAGATGCAGCCTCGCAGGGCGTCCCGCTGGATATAGTCGTCGATGTCCGCAGAGCCGACAAGGGGCGCGCAGTTGACGATCTCACCCGCGCGCGTGTACCGGAGCGATGAGCCCAGGACAAGCGAGAGCGTGCCGAGGCTGACCCATGCCGCACCATCCCAGCCCTCGACGGTAGCCGTGCTCCAGTTCGCCCCATCGACGTACACGCCCCATAGGTTGCCCTCGGGCGGAGTCGCTTCGGTCATTGACCAGACGATACAGTTTTCGGCTGCGTCAGAGGTAGACCGCCACTTCGCGTCGGGGCTCGGGCTGGACAACGGGTCAATACGCGACACGGGGTAGCGATACTGCGTCGAGATTGTCCACTGCTCGCCAGCTCGAGCAGGGCCGTCGGTCATCGCCAGCTTGACACCTGTTTCAGCAAGCGGGCTCGGAGCTGCGCCGAACGTCTGCCCGAGGGTGCCGGTCGGAAAGTCCGAGAACTGACCCGTGTACAAGTTGACGCCAGCATCGGCGCCGGCTGCATACGCTACCTGCCTGAAGTAGTAGTCACCGGTCGCCGTGCCCGAGGCCGTCTCAAAATACACGCTGTCAGCGACGACCGCGCCCGACCGTTGCAGGTACGTCGTGCGCGCCTCGGACCGACCGAGGAATATCCAGTTACGGTCGGCGTTCGTGCTCGTCGGCCGGTAATACGCATACACCTTGCCCTGATTGTTGACGCCGGTATCATCGCCCAATCCAAACTTGACTTGAACGCCAGAAGCGCCGGCCGTCGTCGTGATCGAGTTGACGTTTGTGCCCGCCACGACGTCGCGTAGTACAATCGTGGTCGGCGTGACTTGGATCTCACATGCGTAGCCGTTTGCGCCGCCGCTGATCGTCGCGCCGAGACGAGCCGTACCCGCCACGACCTTGACCTCCATCATCGCGACGATTCCTTGTGTGTTGGTCGTCGTCGGCGTTGCCGTCCACTTCTGCGCGTCGGCAATAACGGCGTGCTGCACGCGAAGCCCAAGGCCGGTAAACGTGATCGTCGGCGCGCCCCCGCCCGAGGCCGTCCACGTCGCGCCGGTATTCTGGGGTAGATCCCACGGTAGCCATGTGACCGACTGCCCGCAGCTGTAGTCTTGCAGGCTGACCGCCCGGATCATCTGGGGCTGACCGATCGCCGTTGACCCGCCGAGGTAGATGCCGCAGAGCGAGTCGTCAGCAGTGCCGGGGTTTGCCGCTTGATTCGACAGCACGACGAGCCGCCCGCCCTGGGCGCATACCGTCACGTCTTGCGGATGCGTTGCGTTGTCGAGGCCCCGCCACCATGCCCGCGCACCCGACTTGCCGACGAGCGCCCAAGTGCTGCCGCCGTCCTCGCTGCGCGTCGTGTAGTACTCGCGCAGAGCACCGTGTCCGACGTCGTAGTTAGAGCCGATGACCCAGAGCGTGTCGTTCTGGTCAACGCACATAGCAAAGTCGGCAGCAGTCAGGAGGCCCGCGGCGACCGTGCCCCATGTGCGCGTCTCGGAGTCCGCCTGCAGATAGACGCCCGTCGCAGTCGCGCCCGAGGTGAACGCCGAGGCCCATCGACGCGAGCGGGGTAGGCAGTTCGATCCCGTCGTGACCGCAGCCGGATTGATCGAGCACGCCACAAAGGCCCCGGCGTGCGCTACGATCTCGGCGTACCCGCCTTGCCAGTCGCCCGGCGTGTTGACCAGGACGAAGGACGCAGCGCCGTCTACCGATGCAAACTGGATGACGGCATCAATCGCGCCGACGACCGTCGTAACGAGCATACAGACCTGACCCGACAGGTACGCAGCACGGATGCGCGTCACGACGTAGCCGGCCGCGCCGAGCGTCGTCTCGGTAAGCTGGGGAGTCGACCACGTTGCACCGTCGTCGTCAGACATTGACGACGCGATGCCCGAGCCCGATGCGTCGTAGAGCCAGAACAGAGCGACCAGCCGGCCCGAGGGGAGCGCGACGAGGCACGGGGCCGCGTGGACTGCGCCCGTGTAGACGCTGTTGATGCTGTCGTAAACGCGCGTCGAGGCCCATACGCCCGACAATACGGGGCGCTTCCAGACCGTGACGTAGCGGCCGGCTTCTTGCGTGACGCAGTAGATCGTACCGTCCGACGTCGCAAGAACGTGCGGGTCTTTCCACGCTGCCGCAGTCGTCGACCGGTCAACAAACTCGTATGCGCTGATCGTGCTCGGAGGATCCCAGCCGCGACAGAAGGGGTCGCCGACGTTGCGCCACGCATACGCAGCCGAGCCCAGATTCAGCGCCGAGCCGGGTACGGGGCCTGCGTTGCCGCCTCTGACTGCGTAAAGCTCGATGTTGCTGCCGTCTGCCTGCGTGCCGCTCGCTTGCAGCTCGGCAAGGCCGCTCGTCTGCTGCGCTACCGGCCTGCCCGCCATGCCGCCCGCTTGCGTGTAGCTCGCGCCGTTGACGCCCGACAAGGACAGCGCGCTTGCGTTGTACCGCCGATCCATCGTCAGCAGGCCGCGCATCGTCGTAGGTGTAACGTTCGCCATGTGTCAGTTCCTTGCTCGATGGCCCACTATCTTGCCCGCGTTAAGAGCGGAGCTAAGCGCGCTCGGCTGCGTCAAGAAGTCTTTGATGAACGGTCTAAACGTCTGATGCCGAAAGACGACCGGAGTCGAAGCCTGACGACCGCCGCCCATGATGCCAGCGTTAGCCGCTGCAATGTTGCCAGAGCCGAGCGCGGCCGTTGCCGCTGGGGAGAGCACCGCCTCAGAAGTCAGCACCCGCGCGTTGCGCTCGTCGGGCGCGTAGCCCTGATGGAATGACGGTTGCTCGGCAGCGATAGCCGCGATCTGGATGCCGCCCGCGACACCTGCAGCCGCAGCCGCGACAGGCCCGACAACCAGACCGGCAGGGCCGCCCGTCGCAAGGCCGTCATTTAATGCGTTGACCACCGCCATCGCGGTCGTGATCGTGGCCTCGGCAATGCGTGCTGCCTTCGCGGTCGCAAACGCCGCGCGAGCCGCCTTGCGATGATCCTCGATGCGCTTCTGCAGCTCCTTCTTCTGCGCGTCGGTGTAGTACAAGTTGCCAGCGATGAGCTGGGCCTGCAAGCCGTCGGCGATGTTCGCCTCGCGCTGTGATGCGTCGGCGTTGGCTTGCGCGACCGCTTCGATGCCTTGGATCGCAAGGTCGGCGCTTTGCTGCGCGATGGCGCGTCGGGCATCCAGCTCGGCAGCGCGATCCGCATCGGCCTTGTCGACCTCGGCCTGCGCGGCCGTCTCGGCCTTTGCTGCGTCGTCGGCGCGCAGCTTGTCGAGGTTGGCATAGTACTCGGCGTTTACGGCATCCTTTGCCGCTGCCGTGCGCTTGGCTACCGATGCGTCGGCCTTGCCCGCATCTGCGCCCGCTGCGATCGCCTGGGCGACGGCTTGCCGGCCTTTCTGGTCGATGTCGTCGAGCTTCTCCTGCGCACTCTGCGCGAGGCGCTCGTATGCGTCCATCTGCGACGTCAGCGCCTGCTTGCCGATGTCGTCGATGTCGCGCAGCGTGCCGACGTACTGCTCGTTTGCGGCCGTTGCTGCTTGAATCGCTGCTTTCGCTTCGGCCTCGGCTTGCGCCCGCTGACGAGCTGCGTCCGCTGCCCGCTTCTGATTCTCGGCGACGTGCTTGTCTGCCTCGACCTCTGCGCCCTTGTAGTCGATGAGGTCAAGCGCCGCCTGCTTGCCGATGTCGGCTTCCTGTTTCGTGCGGGCGATGCGCGCGTTGAGGCGCTTGATGTCCGCCTCGGCTGCGTTCGCTGCTACGATGTTCTCGACGTTTGCATTTTTGACGCGTGCCGCGATGATGTCCTCGGCCTGCTTGATGCGTGCCTTGTCCGCTGCTGTCGTTTTGTCGACGCGCGCTGCGTAGTCGGCCTCGATGGCCGTTGCGTCAACGGTCGCCTGACTAAGCGTACCGGTCGCAATCGACAGCGCCTCGCGGTCAGCCTTGACCTTCGCTGATAGCTCGCCGTGGATGCCCATCTGGCGAGCCGACTCGGCCTCTTTGTCGAGGCTGACCTGTAGCTCTGCGTTGTACTCGCGGTACGCAAGGTAGAGCGCACCAATTGCAAGTGCGACTGGAGCTGCGATCGTGGCGATCGATGCAAGCGACACGCCGAGCGCCTCGGATGCAACGCCCGCCACTTCGACGACATCGGCCATATCTGCGATGTTTCCGGCAACGCCAGCCGCCGCAGGGTTGACCAGCGACAAAGCGCCCGCAAGCTTCTGCACGTTTGCGCCGGCTATGCCCGCTTTGTCGCTGACCGATGACGTCCTGACCGATACTTCCTTCATGGCAGCGCCGGTCTTTTGCGCTTGCTTCTCGGCGTCCTTCAGCGCCTTCGACAACGAGCCAGCAATAGCCTTTGCTTCTTTGTCAGCACCCGGCGATAGCTTCTTCAGCTCGGCGAGCGCGTTCGCGACCTTGATCTCGACGTCCAGACCGATGACCTGATTAGCCATTTTTCCGCCCCATATTGACGGCCATCGCCGCGCCAAGTTCAGTTAGTTTGCCCTGCACCGCTTCTTTGCCGGGCTTGTTGACGTAGATTGGAAGCAACGTCTTACCGTCGCTTGCCCGAGGCGTGACGACACGAATCACCCAGTCGCCTTTCTTGACCGGCAAGAAGTCCCAATCTTTCTTTGCCACGCCGACGCGCGTTGACTTTGGAGCCGCAAAAAACTGCTCGCGCGTGACCGCTTTTAGCTCTGTCGTAGCGGCATAGGGCCTATGTACAAAGTTCGGCACGGGCGCGCCGGCTGACCGTTGCTTCTCTTCGCCTGACTTCGTTTGATACTTTGTGCCCTTGCTTGATACTCGGGTATCCGTTGAGCCGACCGACACGCGAACAACGCCTTTTGCGACGTCGACCGTATGCACGACCTCGATGCGCCCTGACTGACCGGTGACACGCTGCACACCCTGCGCACCGTACCAGCCTGCCGAGGCCGTGCTCGCGACCGGCTGGAGCGTCTCGGTCAGGATGTCGATCGCGCCGCCGGTCGCGTCCCGCATCGCCTGCGTAGCCCATGCGTCGAGGTCGCCCGAGAGCGTGACCGATACGCCGCCCTCTTTCCAAACAAAGCTCACGACGCGCCCCGCTGGCGCTTATCGACGGCCATCGCGCGCAGCTTGTCGGCAGCACTCGGCGCGGGCTTTGGTGCGTCGATCTGATACAGCGCGAGCATGGTGGCTTGATCCTCTCGGGGTAGTCGTCGGAACCAGTGTATATCGCCTTGCCCGTATCGTAGGGAGATACGCAGCGCCGCGAGGTTCAGACTGCCCCGAGCGCCGCCTATTTTCCCACGGCCTCGGCTACCTCGTCGGCGCGAGGGAACGCCGCAAGCAGAATCAACGGGTAGAGCACCTGACCAGCCGCTGATACCTCGGTGATAGGAACCTTCTGGTCATGCAGCCACGAATAGACCTGGCGCCCGTAAGCGATCGGGTCGTAGCCGTGCGCGCTGTAGGAGGCCTTCGCCATGCGCCCGACAGCCGGGCAACAGAGCCCGATCATCGCGGCATAGGCCCGCAGGAGGCGCGTACCCGTCGAGCCATTCGCCGCCGCGAACAACTCCTCGAGCAGCGCGTAGTCGCTGGGGATGACGATGCGCTCGGCCTTCCCGAGCAGGTCAATAGACGTAGGGGTGTCGCCCATGTGTCACGATCCTTAGGTGATGGTCATGCCATCGGTGGAGTACATCTTCGCAACGCCGTTGATCGTCACGGTGCTTCCGTCGCCCTCGGCCCAGTCGACAGACAACTCGCAATACTTCAAGGTGAAAGTATCATCAGTCGTCGCGCCGAGGTTGCTGCGTTCGACAGTCCAGAGGATCGTATGGTGGAACGTGTCGCCGGCCGTCGCGGGAAGGGTAGACGAGGCCGCGGCCCAGTCCTTCTTGCGAAGGATGACGTCATTGATCGTCGGCGCGCCAGTCTCGCCGAGCAGGCCGATCAAGTGCGCGGTGAAACTGAAGGTGAACTCCTTGCTCTTGATGTCGCGAGCACCAAAGAACTTGCCGCGCGCGTAGAAGTTCAGCGATTCTTTGTTGCTGACGTTCAGACCGCCGATCTTGAAATCGCCCATGTCATAGGCAACGGTGTAAGTGAGCGCCGCGCCGTCGCTGATGGTCAGGACGCCATCAGCCGAGACGATGGGAGTAGATGCGATCGTAGCCATGTGATGCTCCTAAGCGAGTAAGTGAAGTACTGTATACGTCTGGTCTATCCAGAACCAGCCATCGACGCCGGCCGTTCGGGATGTGTTGCGCCACACAAAAGACGCGAGCCTTGGGCCGTTCGCCCAGGCGCTTAGCTGCACCGCGTCGGTGATGGTCTTGTCGAGCGCGAGCATCGAGTCGTACCCACTGACCCGATCTTTCGGCGGGAGCTGGTACGCGATGAGCACATGGCACTCACTTGACTGCAGGTCTTTGCGGCCGTCGATCGGCTGCGAGCTGTCGAGACTAACCCCGAACTCCAAGTGTACCGGCGAGCGCGAAGCCGAGCGCATGAAAGCTACGGGCTCGGGGCTCTCACGGGTCAAGCCGTAGCCAGTCGCCAGATGCGTTGCGAGCTGCGCGCGTACCGTTGCCGTGCTCATACCCACCATCCGCCGTTACGACGCGAGCCGGCCCACATCGTACCGGTCGGGCTGGTACGAGCGCCGGCAGCGCCCTCGGCCTTGCCTGTCGTAGGCTCGCACTGGGGGTAGGTCAGGATGCCCCATGCGCGCTCTAAGAGCGACTCGTAGTGCAGCATCATCTCCCATTCGGCAGTACCCGGCCCAGCGGTCGCGAAGTCGCGGAAGATCAAGACGAGGGTCTGGTAAACGTGGCAGTCGCGCAGGGCCGAGGGAGCCATGACAAGCCACGGCCGCTTGCCGGTGTTGATTAGCTGCGACTCGATGCGCGCCCATGCCTCGTCGAGGTAGTCCTGATAGCTCGCCTCGGTCGTCGGCATCCGACGGGCAAGGTCGGTATGCGAGCGCATCAGGTCAACGTCGGTGACCACCGGGTAAAGCCGGCGATACACCAGCGAGCCGTCGCGCCGGAAGGTGTAGACGACAGAGCTGATCGTCAGCGCCCATTCAAAGCGCCAGCCATCGCCGGGCTGGTAGGCAGACAGAGCGGACGCCGTGACGGTAGCCTGAGCGACACCTCCGGGGAAGGTCACGGAGCCCGCAGAGACTGCGACATTCTGCGAGTTGTAGATCGTCAGCGTGCCGGCCGAGGGGGTCACAATCGCGCCGGCGTTGTAGACGGGACAGCTCACGACGTTGTCTCGACCGGCCTCGATGATCTCGGGGCCGACGAGGCGCGCTGTGTAGATTGTCTCGCTACCGGACATGCTTTAGAACCCGGCCCAGGTATTGCCCGAGCCCGACAAGCAAATGAGGTGCGCACCGCGGCCCGAGGCCGAGGAATACGCCGCATCCACTGACCCGCCGTTGATCGTGCCGCCGGTCGGAGGGTACACTTTCAGCACCGCAGCGGCCGCGCCGTTTGCGATGTCGATGCGCTTTCCGGTCACCGTATCGGCTGCGCTGATGCGTACTCCCTTGGTGCCATCTGCGCCGGTCGTCGGGTAGACGGAAGCCGTACCGCTGGGGAGCACAGTCGCATCGGCAGAAATCGTACCAGCCGCCGCAGTCGATGCGCCAGGAGGGGTGATCAAACCGGCCGCAGTCAGATGACCACCCATCAAAGTCCCGTCAGATGCGTCGGGATTGTCTTTGACGACAACGCCGGTAAAGCCAAAAGCCGAGCGATACTGCGAGGTTTTTTCAGGGATAGCCATGTGATACTCCTACTTGGTTTTGATTCGGATCAAGTCTTTCACCGCGCTTTCGCGCAGCTTTTCAGAGCGTTTGACTGCATCGGCCCCGCCTTGCTCGTAGGCCTTGCGGGCAAGCGCATCCTTTGCGCGTCGGACGTCGGATTCGTTCATGCCTGCACCCGTGCCGACCGCTTCGCGGGCTTCGCTGGGGGCGCGACCTCGACAGAATCCATCGCCGCAAGTACTTTCGCCGCTTGCGCAGCTCGCCGTGCTGCCTTGCCATCGCCCGACGAATCGCCATCGTCGCGGTCGTGTTCGTCTTGCACGCGGTTGCGAATGATCTCGGCCGCGTCAGGGTCGAGGCTCGGGAGCCGACCGCTTGCAACGAGGTCGCGCAGAAACTGATGATGCGTTTCCTTGTCGTACTTGACGCGCACTTCAGCGCCAAGGGGAGTCGGTACCATCCAGACCGGCAGGTAGATCGTCGGCACCTTGCCCGAGGGGAGCGGGCGCGCGTCATAGGTCGCGATGTAGTCGCTTGCGGGCTCGACGATGATCCAGCCCTTGCGCATCTTTTCGGCAAACGCAAGCGATACATCGCCGTCTTTGTCGACGTTGGCAACGCCCGGCGTGAACATCAAAGGGGCAAGGTTCGGCAACCATTCGCCGCTGCTGCCGTCGTCGGTCAAGTGAAACGCCCAACGCTTCGGGTGATACATCAGCCGGAAGTCGGGGTAATCGGAAGGGTTCAGCGGCAAGCCGGTCGCGGCCGTATTGGCTGCGCTGTAACTCTTCGGAGCGTATTGGTTTACGAGTGCCATGTGTCGATAGCCTGTAGTGAGGGGAAGGGAAGCCCGGCCGGTTGTTACGCCGACCGGGCTGGAGGATCAATCAGGATGCGCGAGTCGTGAGCTGCACGCCCATGCCGTCCTGCAGTTCCGCAAATCCGACGTAGTAGTTGCCTACGACCTTGGAAAGCGCGGCCTCAGGAGTACGGCCCAGCTCGACATACATCTTCGTGCCCATCGGGTAGATGACGCCACCCGCACCCATGATCGGGGCCGGAGTACCATCAGCGTATCCGATCGCGCCGTAGGACATGATAAATCCGAGCTTGTCAGAGCCGGAGGTCACGCACTTGCTGGACACGAAGAAGTCGATGCCGAGGTAGGTGCCAGCGTAGCCCTGACCCTTGATCGCCAGCAGGTCGGCAGTCGCGGGGATCCACTGCAACGCGCCGGTTTCAGAGCGCAAGCTGCTTTGGAAGTCGGAAAGCTGCTTCGGGCTGACGACCGCGAGGAAAGGGCCGGGCGCGCTGACGGCTTCAAGCGCGGCGATCGCGCTGAAGATGTTGGTCACGGTCAAGGCCGCGCCGCTGGTTCCAACGCTGGTCGAGAACGCCGAGCCGGCAGTGCAGATCATGGTCTGCGCGCGAAGCATTGCAGCGCCGACCATGTCCTCGGCGCACCACGACACGAGGTCGCCAACGGTCGCCCAGGTCTGCCCGGCAAGGTCGGTAACGCCGCGGTAGAGCGCCTGACGGGCAACGGTGATGGACACGTTTGCGTTGGTGAGCGCGATGGATTCGACCGAGGATCCGTCAGAGACAGCGGCCATCGCGTCAAGGCCCTTGCCGACAATGCCGACTTTCTTGACCGCAGAGCCCGAGCCGGCGATGTCGCCGACGTAGGCGATCGCCGGGTGATTCATCAGGCTGGCGCGGTCGCCGAGTTTGAGCTGCAGCTCGGCCGCGAGGGTCGAGGCAACGGTGAGGTCAGAAAGCGAGGAATAGGTAATCGGGGCGTCGGCCATAGTGGCACCTCATAAGACAGAGTGAACGGGGGAGAAGGGAACTGTGCTTCTGGCGCGCGTTCTGTTTTTACGGGGCTCGACCCGACCGCCTACGGTGAGACATCGTGACACGTTCCAGTAAACGTGTCAACGTGTCTCACTTCAGACTTGCGAGAATCGCCGCGCGGTTTGCCGCGTAGGTCGCTCGGCCTTGCGGGGTGCCAAGCATCGCCTGTATCGCTTGCGGGCTGAAGGTCTTAGCCGGTGCCGGCGTGCCGCTCGATGCGCCTGCGTTTACCGCTGGCGAAGGCGGGAGAGCAGGCGACGTAGCCGCTTGACCTGTCGTAGCCGGTACAGCCACCGCGCCCGCATCGGGTAGATAAGCCCGAACACCTTTTGGGAGCGCCTCGCGATTCGCAAGCCATTCGGAGAGCGTCGGCTTTGCGCCCTCCGCCGGCGTCGGAACGCGACCGTAGGCATGGGCCACGATGTCTGCCGCCTCGGGGTCAGTGATGCCCGCCGACAAGATCGCCCGCTCGGTAGTCCAGCCGGTCTGCGCCGCTTGCCATTCGGCGCGAGCTGCGTCGTGCTGCGCGCGGAGCGTGTCAAGTTCGCTGCGCAGAGTCGCCGCCGTCGCGACCTGAGGAGTCAAGCTGTCGAGCTGCGCGCGAAGCTGCGCTTTCTCTGCCGCGAGCGCGACGATGCGATCGCGTGCTTTCGGCGTGGCATCCTCGGGGATGTCAATGACCTCGGTCGCAGTCGTAGTGGTAGTGTCGCTCATGTTGCCTCGGGGGTTAGGGAATAGACATGCGAAGGCGCTCGGCGTCGATG